ATGTGCCTGTCCATTAGAAAAGTGGATAGCGTTGGTTACACCAGACCAGGAAGAAGAAATGAAAAGCAATGGAAAATAGACAAGAAATCACCCTTAAGAAGATACCTCTGAAGCTATTCATTGAGGTGCTTACAGACGCTTGGAATAAAGGCGCTGATTTTGTGGATATTATAGGAGTTCCTGACGAGCTGCAAGATAATATAGGAATTGCTATCAAGGAAGACTATTACACCAAGGGTGATAAAGAGGATATTAACTTTGACGTAGAGGTGGAAATTGACCCTTCTAAAAAACTTGATGACGAAGATTTAAACCAATTAATATGAATCCAGTAGTAGAAGCATGGGTGGTTATTGAAAAACTAGGAGCTCTAGTTGCCACACCAGGTATTTCAGATGATGTAAAAACGCTAGCTAATGAAGAAATAGCTAAACTAATCAAGAGTGTTGTTTCACCAGGATTAGATAGGCTATCTGCTGCAAGCGCTGGCTTGATAGTAAAATAAGCTGATGAGAAAGGCAAGTTATTATAGTCAGATACTCACACTTCTCCAACAACTACACACTGCCTATCCCAATTATAATATGGGTAGACACCTAGCCACAGCGCTAGATGAGTATGGAGATATATGGGGGCTGACAGATAAAGAGATACTTTTTGCTCTAGACAAGTATAAGTCACAGCTAGAGCTAGATGTTCCTCATACAGATGACAGTGAACTTGACCAGATTATAAAAGATGGCATGAATCTGGATGACATTTTAAAAGAGCAAGATGGCGAAGACTATTAAGAAAACTACATACATAAATGCTGAGCTCGATTGGGCTGAGCAGCAACTACGAAGCTGGAAGGCTTATGTGGATGCTAATCCTCTGCACGAACTAAAAGACCGTGTAGAGTGGAAACCAACGTCTAAAGGAGGAATGATACCCATGGTGATTGCCTCCATTGAGGCACAGGGTAAGTTCATCCAAGAAACGATGAAAAACTACCTTGCTCTTCTGGAGGTTGTAGAAAAACTGCGTGAGAAAGAAGAAGCTAAGGTGGAGGTGAGAGGTAACGGAGAGTTGAGCTCAATGGCTGAAGACTTTCTTAGAAGCAGACGATGAGTGACATACAAAGCATAGATTACAAAGACTGGTATATAAACCAGGGGCGTATTCCTGACCGTGAGTCTGCAGAATACAAACCCTTTTTTGACTTCCATAGGAATATATGCTTAAACGGTGCTATGATGAACGGGGTGTTTATCAACCCTTTCCTCTACTGGCACCTAAACATATGGCACACAGAGGTGGATGTTATTGATGAACGTGGTAGAATATCACAGAAATATGCCAACCCACTCCTTCGTGATAATGAGTGGATTGTGACAAACGAAATAGAGAGGGCTCAACAAGACAAGAAAGGACTAGTGATACTAGGAATTCGACGTTTTGCCAAGTCTGTACTCGAGGCTTCTTACATAGGGTGGGGCGCTACATTTGATGAGAATTCCCAGAATGTGATCGCTGGGTTGAATGCCCCCGATATAAAGCTGATCACGGATAAGCTGGACAAGGGCCTTAACTTTTTGCCTGAAGCATGGAGATGGCAAAGGGTTGAGGATAACTGGAAAAACCAAGTCACCCTAGGTATTAAGACCAAATCAGGAGAACGTATACCCTTCTCTCAGATTCTCATCCGTAACCTGGATGAGGGTAACAATGAGGAAGCTATTGCTGGTACCAAACCCCGTAAATTAATTATAGATGAGATTGGTAAGGGTAATTTTCTCCGAGGATTTCAGGCAGCTGTGCCAGGTTTTACAACTCCTTATGGATGGGGGTGCTCTCCAATTCTTACTGGGACTGGTGGTGACATGAAGCGATTCATGGATGCCAAGAGCCTCATGTTTGATGTAGACAACTTTAACTTCCTTACGTATAACAATGAGAAGGATGAGAAACGTATTCATGGCCTGTTTATTTCGTATAAATATCGAATGGAGGCTAAGGAAGAAAGTACACTTGGAGCATTCCTAGATCAGCCCAAGGACAGCGACCTACATAATGTAAGGATGCTGGTGAGCAATGAGGATAAGGCTAAAGAAATTACAGAGGGTAATTTAGAACGCCTTAAAAAGGCTGGAGATAGAGTGGCCTACCTAAAAGAGAAGATGTACTACCCACTTGAGGTGGATGACATCTTCCTAAATGAGGACACCAACATATTTGACATAGAAGCAGCTAAACGTCAGAAAGCTAGACTTATTGGTCAAGAACGTACAGGCACCCCTGTTATATTGTTCCATGATGGAGAGAAGATTAGTCATGAGTTTACAGATAAACAACCCATTACCAACTTCCCTCTGAAAAGCAGTGATTTAAAGGATGCCCCTGTAGTGATATATGAGTTTCCTTTAGAAAACCCACCATACGGACTCTATGTAGCAGGAGTTGACCCTTATAGACAAGGACAAGCTGCCTATTCTACATCTTTGGGGTCTGTATATATTTATAAGAGAATGCACGACATCACTGGTGAGAAATACCAAGATATGTTCGTAGCTTCGTATTGTGCAAGACCTGATAAGAAGGAAACCTGGGAAGAACAGGCTAGACTTCTAATCAAGTATTATAACGCACGAACACTGTGTGAAAATGATGACATCTCCTTTATAGAATATATGAAAGCTAAAGGAGATGCACACTACCTTGAGAAACAACCTGAATGGTTGAAAGAAGTGGTGCCTGGTACTACCGTCAAACGTGAGTATGGAGTGCACCGCTCAGCAGATAAGATAAGAGACTATCTGCACAACTGTCTCAAGAAGTATATGGAGGCTGTTGTATATCAGGAAAAGAATGAAGATGGTGACATTATTAAAGAGGTGACAGGTGTGTCTAAGATATTTGATCCTGTTCTGCTGGAAGAGATAATTCAGTATAACGATCAGGGTAACTTTGACCGTATTGTGGCTGCAGAGCTAGCTATTGCACAGGCTCTTAAAATGGACCCCATACTTGGAAAGGTGGGTGGGTCAGGAGATGACAGATTAAAAGCATTCTTTAGACCAAATAAGAAAAACCAGCTATTCACAGAATCAAGAGGATTATTCCCAAGAAAAAAAAGTAAATTGTTCTCATAATGGCAATTATTAGATATACGAAAGATGCTACCATTAGGTATGCCTATCTTAACATATTTCCTGACCAGTTTAAAACGGACAAGGAAAAGCAGGACGAAAGCTGGATAAAGAACACTATGGACTACTTTGCAAACAAGGCTTATGCTGAGTTTGTAAAGAACCGTGACACGTTTGTAAAGAACTATGACCTAATGAAGGGCATCCTGAGGATGGAAGACTTCTATCAAGAACCACAGGTGAGAAGCTTTACAGATGTACTTACAGCTGACCTTCAACTTCCTGCATATGTAAAGATGTATTCCATCATCACCACCCCTGTTAATGAACTAGTGGGTGAAATAAGTAAACGCCCTGATACATTCAGGGTGAAAGCATTTGATGATGATAGTAAGTCTGAAGAGCTCGAGTTCAAAACAGAAATCCTTCAGCAATACGTGATTGGAAGAGCTAGACAACAAATCCTAGCAAATGCTGCTATAAATGGTCAAGAGCTTTCTGATGATGAGGTGCAGCAAATGACAATGGATGAAGTGAAAGAGGTGTTAGACAGTTACACCTCTGTGGCTGAGAAGTGGGCTAACCACGTACTCACTTGTCAGAAAGCTGAATTCAACATGAAGGAAAAGAGTGAAGATGCATTTCGTGACATGTTGATTTCTGGAAGAGAATTCTATCACATATATGAAGACAACTCAAAGCTTGGATTTAATGTTGAGGTGGCTAACCCTAAGAACACTTGGTTTCTTACAACTCCTGATCGTAAGTATATCTCTGATCCTACAGGTAGAGCTCAGGGGGCTTATGCCGCTGGTACAGTGCAAGTTATGGAGCTTTCAGAAATCATTGAAAGTATTCCTGACCTCACTAAAGAAGAAATTGATCACCTTAGGAGCTCACTTCAAGACTATGGACTTATCAATGTACGTGAGTCTAATTTGGGCAATCCAAATGTGGTGCCTGGTATTGACTCAGTAACATACGATACATTTGACCCACTGGTCCTTCAAACGCGTATGATTATTGAATCAGAAATGAAGGAGAATAGTGATGGACTAAAAGACTTCTTAGGGCTAACATCAAACGTTAGTTCATTTGGATATAAATATGTTGTTGTTCGTTGTTATTGGATGAGCAAGAAGAAGATTGGTAAACTCATTTATTTAGATGAACTTGGTAACGAACAATCTGTTCTCGTAGATGAAAATTATAAAAGTGGCACTGTTCCTACACAACAATCACTAGAATGGGGATGGATTAATCAATGGTATCAGGGAACAAAGATTGGTCCAGACATATATCATGTTAAACCATTTAAGCTTCTTAACTACTGCCCTATTATTGGTATCACCTTTGAGGTGAAGAATACAGAAGCTAAATCTCTGGTTGATTTAATGAAGCCTTTCCAAGTGTTGTACAATGTATGTATGAACCAGCTTTATAAGTTACTAGAGAAGGAAGTGGGTAAGGTGTATTTGACATCCATCAGGCACATCCCTGTTCCAAAGGATGGTGATGGTCAAGATGCATTAGACATCTGGGAAATGGAAGCACGCAACCGTGGTGTTGTGTTTATTGATGACTCTCCTGAGAACCTGAAGAGTCCATCTAGCTTCAACCAGTTTAGAGATATTGACCTCACCAGAACACAGGAAATCCAATCTCGTTATACATTAGCCCAACAGCTTAAGAATGAGTGTTGGGAACTCGTAGGGATGAGTAGACAACGTATGGGATCTATTACAGCTAGTGAATCTGCTACAGGTGTAAACACGGCTGTACAACAATCTTATGCTCAGACAGAACCTCTGTTTATAGCACACGAATATGTAATGGGTCAGCTCTATCAAGCAATCATTGATGCAGCTCTGTATGTAGAAAGTAAGAAGCCTCAATCCACACTCAGCTATATTACTAACGAGGGTGAATCAGCTTTTGTTTCTGTTAATGGATCAGACCTTAAGTTTCGTGACCTAAAGGTGTTCTTGACAAATCGTCCTGAGGATACACAAATGTTCAATGAGCTTCGTCAATTGGCCCAACCTTTGATGCAGAATGGTGGATCTCTATATGATGTGATTGAGCTGTACAGCACCAAGTCTATGAGAGCTATGAAGAAAGTGTTCAAAGACTTGCGTGACAGACAACAGGCTATGCAAGAACAACAGTTGCAAATCCAGCAACAACAAGTTGAACAACAAGGTCAGATTGCTCAAGCCCAGATTCAACAAGCTCAAATACAGAAGGAACAAGACATTGCTAACGAAAACTACCAGAACGAGCTTGACCGTATCAACAAGAAAGAGATTGCCCTGATTAATGCTGAAGCTAAATCCATGGGTATGGGGCTCTCTGATGTAGATGAGTCAGGAGTTCCTGATGTGTTGGAAGTCAGTAAGTTAGCTGCAGAAAGAGAAAGAACAGATAAGGATTACCAAATAAAGATGGCAGACATTGGTACAAAGAACAGACTGGCTGCTGAAAAGCTTGCTCTCGAAAGGGAGAAACTGCAAGTGGCTCGTGAGAATCAGAAAAATGATTTGGCCATAGCTAAAGAGAACGCAAAAGGAAGAGCAAAGAAACCTAAGAAAGAATAATGGATATCAACGAGATATTAGATGACACTCTAGAATTTGACCCCACCCCTCATGAAGACATCACAGCCTGCATACAGGCAATGGGTGTTGTTGAGGATATGGACACTGTTTTGCTGTCTGAGGATGAAGCTGAGATGGTGGAAAAGATAAAGAGGATGTCATTACTCATTACTTATCAAGCTCTTAAAGAGATATTTGAGGCAAGTCAATATGGAAATAACAAACCCACACAAAGTTGAACACCGTAAATTAGGTAGAGAAAAGGCTCATGGATTGGCTTGGGATGATAAGAATAAGATAGAATTAGACGTAAGATTGAGTGGGTATAGGTATTTACTCACCGCCTTGCATGAGCATTTCCACCTAAAACACCCTGATTGGAGCGAGACAAAGGTGAGTAAAGAGTCCTCCAAGACAGCCAGATTCCTATGGAAACTGGGTTTCAGATGGGTGGAGTTAAAGTAATTTGGTTAGAGTGAATTACATTAATGCTATATTATCTACGAAAACAGCCTATATAGCCATCTAACTCTTTGTTATTCAATAGGTATTATATACTTTTACTTTTCATAAACCAATCAAAAACAACTACATATGGCTGAGAACCTTGAGACGCCATCATTTGGCAACTTTAGTATTGAGAACACTATGGAGATGGGACCTGGTGGAGCAGAACTTTTGAATGATCTTCTGTCTCCTGAAACCTCTACAAGCAGTCCTGATCAACTTCAGGAGATTGTAAAAGAGGCTACACCCCCTACACCAGATACAAAACCTGATGTTCCAAAAGGTAAAGAGGTTGTTCCCAAAGAAGATGGTAAAGAACTTTCAGGTCAAGACCTGATTTCTAGCTTCCTGGGAGACAACGCTGGGGATGAGGAAGAAGCACAAGAAGCTGATCCTCAACCAGTTAAAAAGAAAGCTCCTGCTGCAGAAGCTAAACCTGCTGCAACAGAAGAAGCTAACTCTGATGAAAATACAGAAGTGGATGAGCAAGTGAGTCAATTCACAGCTCTGTCTCGCGACCTTTTCAAACTAGGTGTTTTCTCACAGGATGAAGATGAAGAAGAAGTGAACATCTCTACTCCTGAAGAGTTTCTGGAAAGATTCCAGAATGAGAAGAAGAAAGGGGCTGTTGAAATGGTACAGAACTTCATTGGTCAATTTGGTGAAGACTATCAACAAGCGTTCGATGCTATATTCGTAAAAGGTGTTAATCCAAAGGAATACTTTGGTGCATATAACAATGTTGTGAGCTTCGCTGATATGGACTTGTCACAGGAGAATAATCAAGTGACAGTAATTAAGCAAGCTCTATCTGATCAAGGGTTTGAGCCTGATGACATCAATACAGAGGTGGAAAGGCTTAAAAACTATGGCGATCTGGAAAGCGTAGCAACAAAGCACCACAAAGTGCTTGTTAAGAAGGAAGCCCAGAAACTTGCCCAAATGGAGCAAAAGGCTGAGCAAGAGCTACAACAGAAACAAGCTGTCAAGAATCAGTATATTAATAACGTTCAGCAAGTCCTTCAGGATAAGCTGAAATCCAAGGAGTTTGACGGGATACCCATCAACCCTAAGTTGGCAAACGAACTACAAGACTTCCTGCTGGTAGATAAGTATAAAACAGCATCAGGAGAAACTCTCACAGATTTTGATCGTACCATCTTAGAGTTGAAAAGACCTGAAAACCATGCAACTAAAGTGAAGGTTGCACTGCTACTGAAGATCTTAGAAAAAGATCCTACACTATCTACCATCCAAAGAACAGGCGTTTCTAAGAAATCAAACGAACTGTTTGGGGAAGTAGCTAGACAAGTGACTAAAGTTAAGTCAGGAACTGGCAGTAGCTCTCAGCCTTCTAAACAAAATTCATGGTTTTTATAATTTTTTCATAAACACAAAAGGATAAAAAATGGCAATTCAAACAATCCCAGGTCTAACTGGCTTCACGTATGCTCGTGTCGCTTCTATGGACAAGCGTGCTGTAGGTAAGCTAACTGACGCTAACCACCTGGAGAGCTTTCACTCAACTGAGCCTGCTGATTACGACAAGAAGATCATCAGCCTCTATACACAGAGCTCTCTGTACAGCAATGACTTTCTTGACATGATCAACAAAAGCACGCCTTATTACATTGATAATAATAGCGATGCTTGGAAATGGCAAGTAGCTGTTCCCTACAAATTCCCCAAAATCATCGATGTACCTAACTCAACTCTTGAGTTGAGCAAGCCTGGTATCGATGGTCAAGAGTTCCAACTCGTAATTGACACAAATGAGTTCTCTAAGAACGCTATCATTTCTGTTGGTACACGTCAGTATGGTCCTCGTTTCTATGTTATCAAGGACCCCGTTCCTTGGAACATGGGATTCTTGTACACCTTCACTTTGGTTACAGACAACCCAACTGTAGATTTCGTAAGCCCCACCTTTTTGCAGGTAGGTATCGAGCTTGAGTTGGTTGATGCTGCAATTGGTGAGTTCGATCAAGATTTGTTAGGTCTTCCTCGTTTGGGTGAGCAAATCACTATGTTTGAATCTTTGGGTTCTGCATATGGTTTCGAGCACAAAATCACTGAGTGGGCTGATGACAAAATGATGCGTGACTCTGCAGGACGTCCTTTGGATATCCTTGTATATGCACCTCAGCGTCGTAACCAACTTCCCTTAACTCGTAACGATGTTAAGTGGGAGCCATTTATTGAGTTCTGGATGCGTAAGTCTATGCTTGAGTTGAAAGTTAAGCGTATGATTTGGTCTCGTCCTGGTACTGTAAAGACCAACGGATCTAAGCAAGAACTTAAGCGTACTTCTGCTGGTGTTTACCACCGCATGCGTAACAACGGTAACCTGGTTCAATACAACCGTGGTGAATTTACTGCCAACCTGATTCGTTCTGTGTTTGGTGACCTGTTCTATCGTCGTGTGGATGTTAAAGACCGTCGTGTTAAAATGTACACTAACGAAGCAGGTTTTGACGTGTTCCAGCAAGCTTTGAAGACAGACGCTTTGAACAGCGGTCTTACCTTCATGGCTGATAGCGGAAACCGTTACATGCAAGGAGAAGGACAACACATCACTTACAACTTTGCATTCGATGCAATGGTAACTCGTGAGACTGGTCGTGTTGAACTGATTCACCTGAAAGAACTTGACCTTCCTCAAACTAACCTGGAGTTTGGACAGAACAAGAAGTCAACCCCTGTATTCATGGTGTTTGACGTAAGTCCTATGTCTGATGGCTCTATGGTTAATAACATCCGTGAGGTGCGTATGAAGGGTGCTCCTTCTATGACTTGGGGATATATCGATGGAACTCGCCACCACTTAGGCTTTGCTAAGTCTCAGGGTATGAGCTCTGCGAACAAATTCCCAGGATACGAAATCTGGATGAAGGATCGTTGTGATGTATTCATTGAAGACCTGTCTCGTACAGTGTTGATTGAAGAAATCCCACAATTCTAATAAGACTACAGCTTAGGCTGTTCTTATAACCTACCGAGAAGGAATGCCCCCCACTTTCAGGGTGGGGGAGCCTTCTCAAACTACAGAGATGGGGATTGGGAAATTCCCAATTGCCATGAGGTTCATACCTCACATCTCTGCAAATAAACCAAATAAATAAACTACATATGGGTAAGTTAGGTAAAATCTCAACACTTAAGAAGGAGTATAACAACTCTCAACTTCAAACAATGCAAGGTGGCCTTTCTTTAAGAGGACTTACACGCATCCCTGGAACAGGGGTGTTTAAGTATCCTTACAAAGAACTTGATGGTAAGTATCGCACAGGTATTGATCCTGATGCTGCTTACATACGCAGAATCTCTGATCCTCTAGAGAGAGAAATGGAGACTGAGCGTGTAACAGCACTTAGAGACAAGCTACAAGCTGCTCTTGGTGATGTTGATCTAGGTCCTCGTTCTAGTTTCTGGAACTATGGAATGTCCACATCTACAAATGACACTTTGCACGTTCAGCCTGTAAAGCTGCTTGATGGAGACAACTTCTTTGATCTTTCTATTCCTCTTCAGGAAATAGCCTTCTCTTGGTTGCGTGTTCACCCCACAATTGCAAGCTCTTATCAAGCTTGGGAGCGTGGTGAATATCCTGCAGATACACAGTTTTATGTGGCTGATGAGGATATTGAAAACGCAGTGATGTTCAAGAAGAAGCAACTTATCAACAAGGCTATTGTCAAATTTGACACTATGACTCCTGAGAGAAAAAGAAAAGTGGCACGCTTGTTGGGATTACCTGTAACTGATGATACTAAGGAGGAAGCTGTTTACAACCTTGTAGACAATGTCCTCAAACAAACCGAGTTTAAGAACGGTAAGTATCAAGGGTTAAATCCTGTCGAAGTGTTCACACGCTTCGCAGATATGAAGGATAACTTACTCCATATCAAAGACTTAGTGAAACAAGCTCTCACACATTCAATCTATAGGGCAAGACCAAATGGTAAAATTTATGAGGGTGAGTTTGAAGTAGCTAAGGACGAAGATGATTTAATTAAATTGCTTGCTGACGATGATAATCAGGACTTGCTCCTCACTCTCGAAGGTAAGCTGAAATCTAAGAAATTAGCTGCAGTATGATACCAGTAGATAGTTTATTATACAAGATTGACCAAAAACTAAATAAACTATCGACCAACATACACCAGCAGATAAACTTAGAAGATAAAATTCTGGCTCTCAATGAGGCCCAGATTAAGCTGATAAAACAAAAGGTTGATGGTTTTAGTGTAGTGAGTGGGATGGGACTTGACGCTTTTAAGAAGCGTTACGAGGACCTCCAAAGCTTAGTGGTCACTTATAACCACCAACCTCTTGATCTCACTCTTAAGAACGCTGAACTAAATCAATGGTTTGCTAATATACATCTCCTTGTTCCAAAGTATATGTTCTATATTGATGCATATGTACTGGCTGACAAAGGGGTGTGTAAGGACAGAAAAATCTGGATTAACAGAGACTTGGCTAAACACGGTGACCTTCAGTTCATCCTGAATAACACTCACTACAAGCCTTCTTTTGAATATCAAGAGACTTTCAACTTCCTTTCGACAGATGAAATATCCATCTTCACAGATGGTACCTTCACTCCAAGTAAGATATATATGTCCTATATGCGTTACCCTGTATATATTAATAAGACAGGATATGTAATGCTAGATGGCCAACCATCATTTGATCAAGACTGCGAACTTGAACTATATCTGGAGGATGAACTGTTAGACTTAACAGTACAAAACCTTGCAATGTACACTGAGAATCAATCTGCTGTACAAAACTCGATATACAGAATTCAAACAAACGAATAGATTTTTTAATCACCTAAAATAAAACAAAATGGCTGATTTTTCATTAACTACGCTCTTCGTAGTACCAGTAGGGCAAACTGCGCTCCCTAGCTCTGGATCTACGCAAAACTTGAGCGCTGGTCAAGTGGGTATCTTCAGAAATGACTACACCCTTGCCACAGTTGGCAATATTGCCGCTGCTCCCTATTTCTATATTGCGCAGGGCCGTACTAATACTTATCTGCAAGGCTCTAAGCGTTCTGATAAGATTAAAGGTTGTCCTTCAGGATCTGGTTGCAACAGCAACGTAACTGAGTGGTACAAAGTGGTTGGATGTCCTACACCTGTAACTCAAATTACAGAAGTTGGACAGTGGAACGTACAGTGTGGTGATGTTATCACCGTAACTCTGCGTGCTCACTCTAGCTACCTGGATACCCTGTATTTCAATGGTTTCACTCGTTCAGTAACCGTACAAGCTCCTTGTTGCGAGTGTGGTGGTGATCCTTGTGATATTGTTGATGTACCTGCTTTGATTGATGACATCATCTATCATTTCTTGTTGCAAGCTCCTGGAAACAATCCTGACAACATCACATTCTCTGACTTCTATGAGTTCCAGAGAATTGGTAACAACCAAAACGCTGTTCTCCGTATCACTGGTAAGCCTCTTACCAAATATGGCCAGCCTTGTGATGTGGCAGCATTTCCTTTCGAGTATGACCGCATGTGGTTCCGTACGTTCATTATCAATGGACCTGCAACCACAGCTGACTTCATCGTAGCTGATGCTTGTAACATTTCAGCAGTTCCTGTAATCATTCAGCGTTCTTCTTACGCTGTTGGTACTTCTGCTGAGATTGCTCAACTGGAGAAGAACTTCTACAGCTATCAAGCTGGATATTTGAAGCACCTCTACAGAATGAATGGTTATAACGAGAACTTCGAGAGCTGGGTATCTGATGGTACTACCTACGATACTTATTACATCAAGTTCAACGAGTATAACAAGTCTGCTTACCAGTGGGGTGACTACATCATGGAAGATAGCACTGTAATCATTGCTACTCCTCAAACTCAAACTAATGGTTCTGCTAACCCTATTGGTGGATTGATTGAGGATGTTCTTGAGGCTGGTCTTGGTACTGTAACTGCTGATAACTCTTGTATCACCACTACATCTACTACCACTGCCACCCCAACTACCACTACTACTAGTACGACAACCAGAATCCCATAATAGTAGGGTAGAGATATAAACATTTATATTAACCTAAGCCAGAGGTGAGAGGATTAAAACTCAGATCCTCTGGCTTATTTATTTAAAACAACATGGCAGACTTGAAACTAGACATATTGGTGATTCCTACATACAATGTACAAACACTAGGAGTTGCTGATGCGTCTGTATATCCCACGGACCCACCTGTTGTTTCTGGAGCAACGATTGAGATTAATGTTCCTGGTTTTGGAGTGGTAGTTAAACCGTTCAGTGTTAACGACTTTAATGTATTCACAACATCAAACCTAGGACTGAGCCCTGTAGGAGTGGACCAACCACTACCTGACGGGGTTTATCGTTTGAGGTATTCTGTAGCCCCTGCATACATCAACTTTGTAGAGAAGTCTATTATGCGTGTGGAAAAGCTACAGGAGAAGTTTGACAATGCGTTCATGAAGCTTGATATGATGGAATGTGATAGAGCAATCAAAACACAAGCAAAGGTGGATCTCACTACCATCTATTTCTTTATACAGGGTAGATGAAGCTATGAAGTTGTACAATCAAGCTGACATGATGCTTAATAACTTCCTCAAAAACAATTGTGGATGTTCTGGAAATAACTACGTAATAAACTTCTACTAATATGGCTAAGTGCAGAAACTGCGGAGCTAACGTTGGATGTGGGTGTCAATTGATAAACGGTCTTTGTGGACTGTGTAATGCAGCTACTAAACAAGGACGAAAAATTATAACAAATGTTATCACCAAGGCTTACGCATTGTCCAGAATGTGCTAGTATTCCAGCACTTATTGCTGAAATAGATTGTAAGCTAGCCAATCTAGCAGGTAATCTATACAACAATATTGTTTACATTCTGAACCAACCTATACCTGGAGGAGCAATGTTAGACTTGCTCAACTACAGGAGAATACTTGTTTACAAACTTTGTAATCCAAATTATGCCGCTGCATTCACTGTAAACATGATTGCAAGCAGAGTTAAAATTCTAAAATCTAAATAAATGTCTTGTTCTAATTGTTTTAACGGATGCGCAGAGATTGTATCAGATCAATGCGTTAGATATACAGGAATAGATGTTCCCATTCTGGGAATCAAAAATGGTGACTCTCTATCTTATGTAGAGCAAGCACTGATTGAGTTTCTCACATCTACGCTTAACGGTACAGGGATTATCCTTGAGATTAACCCCACCATTATATGTAACATCGTAAATAAAAACCTAGTAGAGTGTCAGGACCTCTCACTTCCTAATGTAATTAGTGCTATTATTAAAGCTGTATGTGAGCTTGATGCAAGACTAGTTGTTGTAGAAAACAAATTTGTTGCTCTAGAAGGACCCTATACAATTGGATGTCTTACAGGCGTAACATCAACCTCTGGAACACATGCCATCCTTCAGGCAGTGATTACAAAGCTTTGTGCACACATTGTTGACTTCAACGCATTTGTATTAGATGTTCAAACCAACTATGTAAAGAAATCAGAGCTCTGTGCATTAGTGGCAGCTTGTACACCACCTGCTCCTCCTACTTCCTACAAGGATAGAATGGTGCCTTTCACTGTTGTTGAATACTATGGTACAATACCTGGTAATTTTGACAACACTGGTAAAGGTCTTGGAGCATGGGATAAAATCTATCTTTGTAATGGTTTAAATGGCACCCCTGATAAAAGAGGACGTGTGCCAGTTGGTGCTACAACAGGCATGGCTGGAGGACCCCTAAATCCTGCTGTTGATCCTACGATTGCTGGAAATCCTACTTATACATTACTAGGAACAGCTGGTTCTAACACAGTGATACTCACCACTGCTCAAATTCCTGCTCACACACATACGACAGATCCTAAAATTAGTGATCCTGGACACACGCATTTTACAACGCTTTCTGGTGGTCAGGTAACTCTTACACCAACTACTCCTTTAGCTCAAACTGCAACCTACGGAGGTAACACTAGTTACTCTTTAGCTGGTGCAGCGGGAACTGCTGATATTGGAATCACTAACTCTAAAACAACTGGCATCACCATTATTGATAAAGCAATTTCTTCTACAGGAGGAGGATTAGCTCACTCTAATTTCCAACCTGGTCTTGGTTGTTACTACATCATGTATATTCCTTAATAGCTTAAAATCATCATATAATGTATTACGTTCCTCAGAACCCTTGTTGTACGCCAGAGCCCATAGTAACCCCTTGTGGAGGAAACGATCCCTGCTCAGCACAACCTATTGGTAGTCAATCAGTTGTGTACAGTGGTCCCAATCTTTCTTGTACAGGAATTGCTACATGCAATAACCTATCAGTAGCTCTTCAGAAGGTAGATGAAAAGATTTGTGACCTACAAGATCAGATTGATAGTTTGTCAACTGCTTTAGGTATCTGTTGCACAACTACCACTTCTACATCTACAAGTTCAACTACCACCAGTACAACAACAATTCTTTGTCCTTCTTGTAATTTCTACTCCATCACTAACAACACTATCACTCCCGTAAACATTAATTACTATGCTTGTGGTGGTGCTTATAGAACTGCTGTAGTGAGTAGCTTTAGTACTATTTATGTTTGTGCTTGTACAGGTACATTGGTAGTTCCTCCTTTACCAGGAGTATCTTCTGCTAATATAGGAGCTTGTCCCACAACAACAACTACCACTACCACTCTACTGCCAACCACCACAACAACCACTACACTATTGTGATTGTAACAATAACATTAACGACAGCTGGAACTGATACAGGCCCATTCAACCTCTACTCAGATGTTGATGGGTTTGTATCAGCATTTGAAACAGGGGTGAGTAAAGCAGCTCTTCTGGCTGGCTACACTAGCACATTAGTTCCCAATGGCACCACTATTATAAGAGTGATGTCTGCTAATCCTCTGTGTACCAACTTTATAGATATTGTAATTGATAAGGAGTGTACAACCACTACCACTACGTCCAGCACATCTAGTACCACTAGCACCACTAGCACTACATCTAGTACGTCTACCACTACATCTACTAGTAGTAGCACCACTACAACAACAAGTACATCATCCACTACAACAACCAGCACCACTACAGAGGTTCCACCCACTACAACAACTACAACCACAGAGACTCCTTTAAACTGTACAGAATATAATGTGGTTGGTACCCCCTCTATTAGTATAGAATGGTTATCATGTGCTGGTGAACCCTTTACACAAACTGTAGGAGCAGGCGGTATATTTATATGTGCAGAAACTGGAACAGTTGTTCAAACTGGAGGAAGTGGAAGCATAACGCCTACAGGACCTTGCGGACTATAATGTATTAAAAAACCCTGTTTGTTGGTTTTCAGGGCTTTCTCCTGGGGGTTTCTACCCCTGGGAGTTTTTTATTTATAACTAACTTGGTTATCCACACTAACCTAAGTGGTTAAAATAATTTGGAAAATATCAAAAAGTTTCGTACCTTTATGGCAATTTTAACTAAACTAAATCATAAATGCCTGAAAATCAATCCCTTCTGCACCAGATGGAGCAAATGCTACACTGGAAAAAGAGCAAGAAGTTCTATGCAGAGAAACTAAACATTACAGAGGATGAGGTGGATACGTTGATGCGAGAACTCAGAAACGTAGAAACTGTGGAAAATGAGGCAGAGATTGGAAACTATATTGGAGAGCTAGAAGACACAATTGTTAGGTTTATTGAGGATGTGCAGAAAGGGACAGGTGAGATAGTGGTAAACACCAAGGAAGAGATTAAGAGTTTAGAGGACCTGATTGAAAAGTGTAAGATTGATACGGACAAGTGGGAGATAACTAAATACGTCCAAAACTACTGGGGAAATGTTGAACACCCTTATTACCAGGTGAAAGCCTGGTTGGGTAAGAAGAAGAATGAACAAGTTTTCCAAGACTCGTTCATTTCGTTTTTAGAGACCTACCAACCAGTATCTCCTGAGATAATTGGTCCTAGATTTGAGCTGTCTAAAGCAAATGCTTGTTTGGTAATTAATAAACAGGACTCCCACCTGAACAAGCTAGATATAGAAGGAAACAATGATATTTTGGAAAGATTTGCCACCTATATTCAAAAAGTGGAAACAATTCTTAACCAAGCCATTCTTTCTAACAACGTTACAGAAATTAAATACATAATTGGGTCTGACGAATTCAACAGTGAGTTCACAAACACCACTACAAAGGGTACACCTCAGCAGAACATCCTTTCCTATCACACTGCTTTTCAGGCAATATGTGATCATGAGGTGAATGTAATAAACCTACTTCTTCAAAGAGGTGGTGATGTGGAGGTGATATTTGTAGCTGGTAACCACGATGAGTTTGTAGGATGGCACTTGGCTAGCTGGTTAGAAATCTATTTCAGAAATGAAAACCGTGTGTCCTTTGACATCTCTCCTAGATATAGGAAGTATGTTAGCTACGGAAGCTCAGCCATGATGTTCAATCATGGGGATGCTTTGAAACCTGCCAAACTAGCTGGTCTATTTCCTATGGAATATAAAGAAGCATGGTCTGACCATGATAACTTCTACATCTTCACAGGAGATAAACACCACGAGGTGAGCTTGGATTTTAACGGTATTAAGTTCTTCCAGCTTCCTGCTTTCTCTACAGCCAAGAGTGGTTGGGATGATAAGAATGGCTACACAATAGCTAAAGGTGAAGTGACTGGATTCCTCATAGACTTTGATTATGGAATAACAAACATATTCAAACAGTATTTATAATGTCAACTTTTAGGAAATTAGTTTCAGATGTGCGCTCTATGCATAAGTTGCTGTCTACAGACAACTTGATCACGGATAGGGCTGTCATGTCTGAGATTAAGAACAATGCCTTCCTCCTTATCAAACGTGAGACTAATCTGAGGAAGCTTTGGGCTACTGATACAGTGTTCACGACCATTCCCTGTTTGGAGATGGTGGAAGTTCCTATTTCTGAATGTTGTGAATATTCTGATCCTTGTTCTGTAGCTAGAACTAAGTTCAAGCTTCCCCGCATCACAGAGGGTAACTATCAGTATGTTATCCAGGGTGTATACTCAATTAATGCAATGAGTGGTCAGGGAAAGAAGCTAAAAGAAATAACCATCAATAGATATATTAACTTGCTTAAGCTTCCTATCATCAAGAAGGAAGAATACTACTGGATTACTAATGGATATCTGTATGTGAATAACCCCCTTCTGAAAGCCATCAGACTTGTTGCTTTGTTCGAGGAGGATGTTCCTAATTCCATTATGTTCCCAGAGTGTGGCTGTGGTAGCCCAGAATATACAACAGAAGAGCTCTGCAAGAATCCTCTTGACAAAGAGTCCCCTGTTCCTGGTTACCTAGAGAAGCAAGTGCTAGAGTTAACTTCCCAGAAGTTACTATCCACCTACTTCAAATTGAAGACAGACATTACAAGTGATGGAGTTGATGGTCAAGCGCCCAACGTTCCAAACACTAGATAATGCGAGTAAAAATAGACTGGAGAAGCGCCAGTAAAGAAAACTACAATCATTTCTGTAAGAAAAATCCATCGGTTAAATTAACATTTGACGAGTGGAGAAACATCGTTTACACCTATAACGATGCTTTCAAAGAGTACATCCTAGAGACAGGTGAGAGAGCAAGACTTCCTTATGGGTTTGGTGAATTCTCCATAAACAAAAAGAAGCGTAGAAAGATGAAGGGGGTGGATGGTAAAGAGTTTGTCAATCTCCCTATAGACTGGAAAAAGACCAAAGAGAAGGGCAAGCGTATCTACAATTTCAACTTCCATACAGAGGGTTATTTCTTTGGGTGGGTGTGGTTCAAAGATACAGCTAGATTCAGACACTCAGCACTGTGGTATTTCAAACCCTCCAGAACAACATCCAGATTGTTGTCTCACTACATAAAAACCGACAACAGATATCAACATATTTATCACGAATGGAAAAAGTAAACTAGATGTCATACTACTACAAATATAACTTCATCTCTCCTGAGATTATCTATTCCACTGTAAAGGAAGAGTTTAAAAGCTATTTCGATACAGGGGCTATCGATGACCTCATGTTCCCCACTTACCTAGACAAGTGTCTATTGAAGTTGGGTAGAGCAACGTATGTTATTCAAGAGGAAGTGTTAAACATCTGTGACTATGAAGCTAGGCTCCCAGATAACTTTTATGCTGTTCGTGAAGCGTGGCTTTGTACAGCTATTAATGGCTTTCCCTATCAGACAGCCAACTCATTCTATTCCCAGGCTGCTACAGCCACCACTATACAGGTGAGTCCAATTGTTACAGACTGTCCTATTCCCAGTCCTTGTTGTGGTAATGTAGGATGTGATGGGTCTTGTATGCCTGAGATTATTCAGACAGTATACAAAACAAACAACCAAGCTCCTGTGCTATATCGTAGGGAATATCTACTCAAGCCTGGTAACATCTCTGCACAAAAGAACTGCGGTGTGGAATACACAAACAACTGGGAGTTCTATCAAGAGGCACCCCCTCTTCGTGAGTTTACCCCTGGTTCTGCTGGGTATGATTCATTTGACATTAGGGATAACAAGTTTGTCACCAACTTCCGTAATGGTATTGTACACCTGATTTTCTATGCCACAGAGTATGACGCTGGTGGTAATCAACTGATTCCCAACAACTTCCGTATCAGGGAATATATTGAGGCTTTCATCAAGTTTAAAATGATGGAAACCCTCACCAACCAGACCAATGATGAAACCTTTAACCAGCTCCAACAGAAGCTCGCATATTACAAGCAGCAATCTGAAGAAGCATTTATCATGGCTGATATTGAGATTAAGAAGCAAGATCCTTGGGCTAAGCAGCGTAGGATTAAAAATGACTTGAATAGATTTAATATGTACGAACTACCCAATCGTGTTGGTGGAATGTATGGTTGGAGACGCAATAACTAATACCAATGGCTGAGCAAGAACAAGGCAATATCAGACAGGAGTATAATAACGCTACCACTGGCTTAAACCTCGATCAGACCCTCAACCAGATTCCTAAGGGTAAGCTAACGTATGCGCTGAATGCTGCTGTAGAAAACTTTGATGCTAATTCTGTAAACTATCAGAATGAGCCAGGGAACGAACTTTGTGTTACGTTCCCTCCTGGCTTTGTATTAATAGGTACCCATTTCATCCAAGAGAGAAGTAAACATGTA